CTTCGTTGATTGCTGCTTCTAATTCTGGTGTTTTTAGTTCTGGTTTTTCTTCTAAAAGTGTTCTAAATAACCAACATCCTGCTTCAGAATGCATTGATTCATCTCTGATTGACCATTCAACTATTTGACCAACTCCTTTTAGTTTGTTGCGCATTTTAAATGACAATAAAACGGCAAATGAACTGAATAAATTAACGCCCTCTGTGAATGCACTAAATATAGCGAGTGACTTAGCTCTCTCGTGCCAATCCACTTCTCCATCAAACGAATCTCTTACATTCATTAATGTTTCAATTTTAGCCATTGTGGTTTCATCTTCTAAAAACTCAGAAAAATCATCTAAACCTAATTCTTCATTTAACAAAGAATAAGCTTCAGCGTGAATTGTTTCCATAGCACCAAAGGTAGTTGCCATTGCAATAATTTCTGGTTTTCTAAACCAACTTGTAACTAATCCTGTCCAATAATCATTTACTACAGTTTCAGTTTGAGCAAAACCTTTTAAAATAGAACCAATAATATTCTTTTCAGTTTCATTTAAATTTTGTTTCCAATCATTGATATCACTCATCATTGGAACTTCTGTGTGTATCCAATGTGCTTGTTGTTGTTTTAACCAATAGTCAAATGCTGTTGGGTATTCGAAGGGTTTATATACGATTCTTTCTTGTGTGATATCTTTTTTCGCCATTTTTGTGTTTTTTTAGAATTAAAAAAGGGGCTAAACCCTTGTGTTAATAAGTACAATATATACAAACAAAACCTACTAAAACCCAAAGAAATTGTTGGATTCTTGTTGAAGTCTTCCTCGTTGTCTTGGACTTAAATCTCCTTGGGGAGTTTGTTGCGGTCTGTTATTTCCTCTCATATTTATTTCAATCTTTCCTATAGAAGTGTCCATAATTGAGTCATAAGTTATACCATCTGCCCCATATCTATTTTTCATAATGTGCCATCTACCAGTACCATTTTCTTTATCTTCGGCACTTCTAGCTAATGACATTGCAAAGTCAGTAATCATCATTTTAGAATAACTTTCAGCCATTCTGTCTCCTTGAATGATGTCTTCTCTTGCTCCTGATCTATTTACTTGTGAAGCTGTCCAAATAGGCACCTTCATTTCAGTAGCTAAACCACGTAAACTAGTATAAATGTCATCTAGTTTGTCTCTTTTTTCTTTACTTGATTTAGAAGTAAGCAAATCAGCATAATCAACAATAATCATGTCTGGTTGAATGTCTTGTTGTATACATTTTTCTAAATGTGCATGTAAAGTATTTACAGTTGCTTGTCCTGCTGGGTATTCTCTAATATAAAGACCACCTCGTAAGGTTGATAATCTTTTAACTACATCATCTTTAAAATCAGTTATATCACCTACAGGTATTTCTGAAAAACAAGCATCATATCTTCTACCTACATATTTTTCACTTAATTCTAGTGTATAATGTATAACTGTATATCCTAGTTTGACTGCTTCTGCACCTAATGCTATTAAAGCCCATGATTTACCACCACCAGGACCACCTGCTATTAAACCCAAATCACCCTGACCCAAACCACTACCTAAAAGATTATTAATAAGTGGCCAAGGTGTAGCTATAGTATTTCTAGCTTCTTCTCTAAATCGATCTTCTATTTCAGCTATGTACTCGTGACCTATATCTCTTTCTGTTCCTGCTTTTAAAGCACCATCAATTAAGTTTCTAATGTCATCGTAATCTCCTAATTCTAAAAGATCAACTGATTTCATTAGCGCACCTTTTAATGTTTGGTTTTTACAAAAGTCTAAAAATGTATCTTTAACAAAACCTAAATCTGTTGCTTTTGATGCTTTGTATGCTTGTTTGAGTAAATCTTTAACAGCTACATTTTGTAGTTCTTTATTTAAATTTTCAAGTTCTACTTTAAACACTTCCATTGTTGGAACTGTTTTATATTCGTTGTAATAGCTGAGTGTTTTACGAATAATCCATTTACCAGCATCATTGTCAAAATAATCTGGAGAAACTATGTCTGCAATTTGTTGTAGAAAGTCTCTGTCAGTTATTAGAATACCGATAGCCTTCGTTTGGAATGAATGTCCGTATTGGGTTAATTTACTCATGTGTTTGTTTTGCAAATGTATTTAATTTAACAAAATGTTCCCTTAACCATAAATCAGGTGTTGCTATTGCATTTCCTAATTGATCATCATTATACATTATAATAAAATCATTTCGGGAAAGCAAATTTATTGGTGCTTCTATTAATCTTGCTATTTGTAATTTTAACTCTCCTGATATGGGTGGGTTTTTTAAATCCATTAATTCTTCATTTATTCGAAGTTGGGTTTCCGACTCACTAATTTTTTTATGCATAGATTCTTCTCCTTTACCCGCATACTCCAGAATGAAATCAAGATCAAGGGTTTGTTGAGTAAATAGATCTGGAACTATTTTGGGTAATTTTTTAGGTCCTAATCCTTTAACACCTTCAATGTTATCAGATTTATCGCCCATTAAAACTTTATACATTAAAAAATTGTGAGCCGGTATCCCATAATCAGCTTCTACCATTCGAGGGGTATAAAACTTCTTTTTAGTTGGACTCCATACAGTGATTCTATCATTTACTAATTGTAAAAAATCTTGATCTGCAGACATTATAGTAACTTCTTTGTCTAATAATGTGTGTGCAATGTAAGCAATAGCATCATCTGCTTCTATTTTATCTATTGAAATAACGTTAATGGGAAGAAAATCTAAATAGTCAAGCAATCTTGAAAACTGTATTTTCATTGCCTCTTTTTCTTCTCTAGCGTCTTTAAAGGCATCCCATCTAGTAATTCGTTTACCTGGTTTTCTTTGTGATTTGTAATCACCGTGAATCTTTCTTCTACGTTGAGAACCACCTGCACCATCATAAACTATAATTACTCTGGTTGGGTTTACTTCTCTAATAGCGTAAGCTAAAGATCTTAAAAAACCTGTTAAACCACCTACTGGGACTCCATTGTCATTTAAGGCACCATTTACTGCAAATACTCTTAAATATAAATTTAATCCATCTACAATCAGTACTCTATCATTAACATTTAAAGAGTCGTTTTCTTTAACGTTATCTAATAAACTAAATATATCGCTCATTATAATCCGCTTTCATCTATTTCAATGTCCGGATCTAATTCTTGTGGATCTTCATGTTGATACTTCATAACATATTGTTCGCAAGTGTCTTCATACATTCTTTTTCTGATTTCTGGTCTTTCTTCACAAAGTTGTTGTAAATCTTTACCATAGAATGTAATTTCTTCACCTGTTTCTTTATCAACATATTTACAAATAGGACCTGATTGTTTAACTACTTTATAGTTTTTCATTAGTTTTAACCATCCACCAAAATCGTCTATACCTTGTCTATAAAAAACATTGTATCGAATTTTACGGTTTGGAGGTCCCATTCTATTTTTAACCACAATAGCTTCTACTTCAGACCCTACAACTTCTTCTACACCATTGATTTTTTCTTTAAGTTTTCCAACTTGTTTAAGTCTTAATCTAACTGATGCATGAAATTGTAAAGCCTTACCACCTGAAGTAGTGTATTGATCAGCAAATGGCATTGCACCCATCTTTTGTCTTAGTTGGTTTGTGAATACTAAAAGTATTTTTTCCTTACCAATTAAGTTAGTAATTTTACGCATTGCTTTAGATAAGATAATTGCCTTTTGAGTTGCATAACCATCTTTTTCAAAGTCAGCGGCTGATTCAATTTTAGTGGTAGCTGCAGCTACTGAATCAACTACAATTGTTACAAGTTTGTTTGGATTCTTTTCTCTAACCTTAAGGATAACATTTTCAATTGCATCCATAATGTCTTCAACAGTTTCAAGAGGCAGATATACCATTTTTTCTACATCAACTCCAATTGCTTGTAAAAACTGAGAATTCAGTGATGATTCAGTATCAATGTATACTGCAACACCGTCTTTCTTTTGTGTGTTTGCTATAATGTGAGATGCTAACAGGGATTTACCACTCTGTTCTAAACCGGTGATTTCAACAATTTTAGAAACTGGGAAACCTCCATTAGGGCGATTTGAGATAGCTAAATCTAATACTGTAGAGCCTGTGGAAACCCAATCGCTGACGTCTGTAGGGGAATCTTCACTTCCGTCCAAGAAATAAGCTACCCGATGGTGAGTCTTATTAAATTTCTTGTTTAGAGAGTCGGCAATAATCCCTGTTAGTTCATCTCTATTTGATTCGTCTTTTTTCTTTGCCATTAGTCAAATAATTCATCAAGTTTACTATCTAAATTTTGCTTACCTTTAGAAGGTGCAGCTACTACTTCAGTTTCTTTTCCACCATCTTCTTCAGAAGGTTTTAAGTAACTTTGTAATTCACCTTTCATTTCTTCAAAAGAATATTTCTTAAATAAAGAAACTAAATCCTTTTGATCATCTAAAAGTGATTGTGCTGTATCAGCATTTTCAGATAGAGGTGTTTGGTTTGGCTTAACACGTACAGTTGTTGTGTTAAACATTTTACCTGTTTCAGCTGCTGGGATAACTTCTATAGTAACGTCTCTACCATTTTGAACAGCAGTAATATCACCATAATCTTCATCAGCCATTACACCTAGTAACTCTTGATAAACCATTTTACCAAATTCCCAAAACCTAACTCCTTTATCTTCTTCTCCTCTTACTACTACTGGAGCAAAAATACGAAGTTTTGGGTATAATTTTTTAGCTAATTCCATATTTTCTTTGTCACCTGACTTTCTTAATTGATTAGCAAATTCCATAATTGGATCTGACTCATCAAAGTTAGTCAAGGCAATCATTCTTGGTTTACCAATACCGAAGTAAAAGTAAAGCTCAATAAATGGAAAGTCTTTGTTGTGTGCATAAGGCACTAATCTTACTTGAGATTTCTCTCCTACTGGCGGTCTCCAAAAGTTATTTTTGTAGTCATTTGAATTACCGCCCCCTTTGTTGTTTAATTTGTTTAAACGATTCTTGATTTCATCTAAGTTCATAAAAATATTTATTTAAAAATGTTATAATTTCAATTTGTTCCATAAATGTATGAAACAAACCCCACTAAGCCAAGTTTTTCTACTAAAGCTTTATAATGTCCTTAATTTTAGTGTCGATTTTTTTAAAACCCTCTGTTTGTATAAGTAATATACAATTTCTGTAATCATTCCATTCTATAGGAAATCTTTTATCCAAAACCCCATTATTTAAACTCTTTATCAATTCGTTTAGTGCGTTAATTGTGTATAAAGTGTTTGTTTGTTTTTTTCTGTGTACCAATATTGTATTATCTATTATACCATTTGTACTTGAATTACCCATATCAACATTATATGTAAGCATAATCTTTTCCCCATCCAAGCTTTCTAGGACAAAAATTTTATCAAAAAGAATTACATAAGAAGTTTGTATTCTGTTTGTAATTTCTTCAATATCATTTGGGGTTGTAAACGTACAATATAGTCTGTTGTTCATAAATAACCAGAATTTTCTGGTCATAAATACAAAACTTAACTCAAAGCCCCATAGTGTGACCCAACTTTAATTTTTATGGGAAATTTCTCACTAAGTATGTTTTCTAAATCTAACAGTGTTTGTTTACCATCCTGCTTTGACACATCAAATATAAATGCATCATATATGTAAAGAACTAATCTTGTTTGTTTGTCTTTTAAATAATCCTGTATAACCTGTATCTTACGAATGTTGGTTTCTGTTTCTGTGGCTTGAATATAATAGTTAAATAACTTTTGAGCATGTATTTTAGGATGATCGTCTTTTTTTATACGATATGATCCTACATCTATATATCCATCTTTATTAAATGCTTCCCAAATTATGTCAATAAAATTTTGTGTTTTACGGAAAAACTCATGGTGTAAGTTTTTCTTGTCTATACCACCATATATTT